GGGGCCGCGCACCCCAGGTCCGGCGCAAGGCCGCCGAGCGCCTGGCCGATCTGATCGACCCCGACCGAGCGCTGCGCGAGGCTGCGCGGCTCGCGTACTCGGATATCGGCGCGCTGCTCGACGATCGTGGCAACCTGCTTCCTATCAGAGCCTGGCCCCGCGAGATACGCGCTGCGGTCGGCCAGGTCGAGGTCGTGCGCCGCAACGTCGACAGCGGAGACGGGCACACGGACGACGTGCTTAAGGTGCGTTTGTGGGACAAGCCGCGGGCGCTCGAGCTGCTGGCGAAGCACTTGGGCCTGCTCAAGGAGCGGCTCGAGGTCGACGTGAGCGAGGGCCTGGTGGAACGCCTGCTGGCTGGGCGCCGGCGCGTGGCCGAAGACCGGACAAGGCCCCCCCCAAAATAAATCTCGCAGGATTCGACCGAAACGACCGAACGGGGCTTGACAGCGTCGCTAGCGCTAGCTATATTGGGTAGTATAGGAGGGCGCGAAAATGATGCTCAAGAACGGCGGGTGGCACTCGATGGGGCAGTACTACTCGATCCTGCGCACGGCGGTCAATCTTCAGCTCGTGCAGAACGCCCTGGATGCGGACACGGACGGTGACGCGGTCGAGTATGAGGTCCGCACGCCCACGTCGACGACGACCTATGCGCACAAGTCCAGCGCGCTCCGCGCGTGGCGTCGCATCGCGGCCGAACAGTCGTAGCCTGCTCCAGCCCGCCCCTGAGGCGGGCTGCATGGAGGTTGAAATGAGCACGGTGCCGATCCGGGTGAAGGTAGTGAGCGCCGGGCCGAAGCCGGGCGACCGAGTGCGGGTGCGGGGCCTCGACGGCGAGTGGGAGTACGTACGGCGTAACGCGTGCGCCACCTATCTGCGCCGCGTCGCAACTCACACCGTAACGCTGACCGACCGCTACGGGGAAGAGCGCACATTCGAGGCAGCGACCGCACGGACAGAAGCCTTCGCTGCATCGCTCGGCCTGGAGGTCGCATGATGGCGCGTCTGACGATCGGATGCCCCGAGCATGACGATCCTGAGACCGACGATGATCCCTGCGCCTGCGGGCATCCGCGCTACCACCACGACGACGGCGAGGGCGCGTGCCTGGACTGCACCTGCTCGGAGTGCGACGCGGCGCAGACGACCTTGACACCCGACAGCCACCGCTAGTACGATCTGGGCGTGCCCGTGGCCGCCCGTCCAACCTCTGACGATCAGCTCGCGGACGAGGTCGCACGCTTTTTCGCGGACCCGCTCGGGTTCGTGCTCTTCGCGTACCGGTGGGGCGAGCCCGGGGCGCTCGAGGGCCACGACGGGCCCGACACCTGGCAGCGGAAGTTTCTCGAGGGCATTGGCGCCGAGGTCAAGCGCGCGGGGTTCGACGGGCTGACGCCGGTCGCACCGATCAGGCGCGCGGTGGCGTCAGGCCAAGGGCCGGGGAAAACGACAATGTGCGCGTGGCTCGTGGACTGGATCATGAGCACACGTCCACAAGCGCGTGGCACCATCACCGCCAACACGTTCACGCAGCTTCAGACGAAGACCTGGGCTGCGATCAAGGAGTGGACGTCGAGGTGCATCACTGCGCACTGGTGGGTGATCGGCGACCAGCGGATGTATCACAGAGACTTCAAGGACTCCTGGTTCTGTGCGCCGCAGTCGTGCCGTGAGGAAAACAGTGAGGCATACCACGGCCAACACGCCGCGACATCCACCAGCTTCTACATCTTCGATGAGGCGAGTTCGATCAGCAGCAAGATCTTCGAGGTGGCCGAGGGCGGACTCACAGACGGGCAACCGATGATCTTCATGTTCGGCAACCCCACGCGCAGCGTAGGGAGCTTCCACAACGCAGCGTTCGGTCATGACCGCGGACGCTGGCACCCGACGGTGATCGACTCGCGCGAGTCTCGGCTGACGAACAAGGTGCAGATCGCGGAGTGGGAGCAGGAGTTCGGCGAGGACTCGGACTTCTTCCGCGTTCGCGTCCGCGGCATTCCGCCGCGGGCGAGCGATGCGCAGTTCATCGACCACGAGCGTGTACTGCAAGCGCAACGACGTCAGGTTGTGGTGCTGCCCGACGAGCCGCTGGTAGTCGGGTGCGATCTTGCGTGGGGTGGCGAGGACGACAACGTGATCCGGTTCCGGCGTGGGTTCGACGCGCGGTCGATTTCTCCGATCCGGATCAAGGGCGAGTTCACCCGCGACCCGGCGGTGCTCGTGAACCGGCTGGCGGATGTGCTGTCGCGCACGTGGGACGAGCATCCGGTGGCGGCGCTGTTTCTGGACAGTGCGGGGATCGCGGGCCCGGTGGGCGCGCGGCTCCGGGCGCTTGGGTTCCGCCAGGTGCGCGAGATCAACTTCGGCTCGGACAGTCCGGACCCGAAGTGCCGGTACTATCGCGACTACATGTGGCAGCAGATGAAGGAGTGGCTGCTCCAGGGCGCGATCGACACGAGCGCGGAGCTCGAGAGCGACTTGATCGGCCCCGGCGTGCGACCCGACCCGCGTCAGCAGCGCGTGTGGCTCGAGAGCAAGGAGCAAATGAAGGGACGGGGTGTAGACTCTCCAGACGATGGGGACGCCTTGAGCCTCACGTTCGCTGCGCCGGTGGCAGTCGTCAAGCGGCCGGAGCCTCGCGTGAAACAGCCTGGGTCCTGGATGGGGGTGTAGCGTGGCCAAGCCGCGGCGCGTAGAGAGCGAGGGCCCGTCGGTGGCGGACAAGGCGATCCTCGACGAGGCCAAGAAGCGCTTCAAACAGTCGATGACTGCTGAAGCCAAGCAGCGCGACCGCGAGAAGGAAGTCCTACGCTTCCAGGTCGGCGAGTACCAGTGGGATGCTGCTGCGCGCGATGCCCGCGAGGGTGCAGGCGGTACGCAACCCAAGCGCCCGATGCTGAGCATTCCCAAGACCCGACAGCCGCTCAACCTCGTGCGCAACCAGTTCCGCGCGAGCCAACTGGGCATCAACATCCATCCGAAGAACGAAACCTCGAGCAAGGAGGGTGCCGAGATCCGCCAGGACCTGATCCGCACGATCGAAGCGGATGGCGAGGGCGCCGAGAACGTGCTGTTCTGGTCGATGGATCGTGCGCTGCAGTGCGGATCTGGGGCGTTTCGGATCCGGAACGTGTGGGACGAGGAGACGGAGGACCCGCTGGACCAGAAGCTCATCTTCGAGCGGATCTTCGACCAGAGCCTGGTGCTGTTCGACCCAGTGGCGCAGCGTGCCGATCGTAGCGACGGCCGGTTCGCGTTCGTGCTGACGTGGGTACCGGTGGACGACTTCAAGGAGCAGTTTCCGAATGCGAAGACCGACTATGGCGACGACCAGGTGTTCGAGGACTTGCGTCTGGCCGAGCCGGAGTGGGTGACGGGGGACCTGGACACCAAGGCCGTGCTCGTCGCCGAGTACTTTCGCAAGGAGAGCAAGACGCGCCGCTACGTCACGCTCGACGATGGGTCTTCTGGTTACGACGACGAGCTCCCGGCTGGACGGTCGGTGCAGCCTGACGGTCTCTCACGCGACATGCAGACGACCAAGGTCCTGATCTACAAGCTGACGGCGGCCGAAGTGCTCGAGACCGACGTCTGGCCCGGGAAGCGCTACATCCCGCTGGTGCCGACGATTGGCGAGGAACTGCAGCCGTTCGACGGTGAACGTCGGCGTCAGGGTCTCGTGGGGCCCGCGATGGACGCATGCCGGGGCTACAACTACGCGGTAACGACTGCGATCGAGATCACGGCGCTCGAGCCGAAGGCGCCGGTGGTGGGCTGGGAGGGTCAGTTCGCCGGGCACGAGCACAAGTGGGATACGGTCAACACGCACAACTGGAGTTACCTCGAGGTTCGGCCGACGCTGCTGGACGGTCAACCGGCGCCATCGTTGCCGCAGCGCCTACAGGCGGACACGTCGAAGCTGGGGATGGCGCTCCAGCTCGCACAGCAGATGGACAACGACATCCAGTCCTCCACGAACATCGCCGATGCCGCACTGGGTCGGTTCGAAGCGCGACGTCAGTCGGGGAAGGCGATCGAGCTGCTTCAGAACCAGGCGGACTCGAGCACGTCTGGGTACATCCAGAACATGAAGCTGGTCAGCATGCCGCTCGCCGCGCGGATCCTGCTCGACGCGATGCCTGTGGTGTACGACCGGCCGGGACGGATCGCCCAGGTGATCGACGCTGAGCTACGCCCGCGCCCGATCATGCTCGGGAAGCCGTTCACAATCGACCGTACGACGGGGATGCCAGTCGAATCCCAGGAAGGCATGAAAGGGGCGAAGTACTACGACCTGAAGCAGGGTGCGTACGGCGTGACGGTGAACATCGGCAAGGCGTACCAGAGCCGGCAGCAACAGGGCCAGGAACAGCTTGCGCAGATGATTCAGGCGGCACCTGAGATGCTGACCGTGTTCGGGGACATCTGGGCGCGGTTCCTCGACGTGCCCGGTAGCCAGGAGCTCGCCGGGCGGCTGTTGAAGGTGATCGAGACGCAGCGGCCAGGGTTGACGGCGAAGGCGGGCGAGGCGCCGAGCCCCGAACAGCTCGCTGCGCAACTGCAAGCCAAGGACGCCGAGCTGCGCCAGCTTCAGGGCATGCTCGCGAAGGCCACGCAGGCGATCGAGACGAAGATGGCGGAGCAACAGGCGACGATGAAGAAGGCGGAGATGGACAACGCGAGTCGCCAGGCGGTCGCCGAGCAGAACAACGCCATGAAGCTGATCCTCGAACGGCTCGAGGCGCAAACGGCGCTCATGCTGAAGCAGATGGATCTCACAGACAGCGAGCGGCAGCGGCGGCACGAGGTCGGACTGGCGCGCGTAGAGACCGTGCTTTCAGCGGCGCAGCCTATCGAAGGTGATGGAGGTACCACATGAGCTGGAGAACGATGCTGGTTGCGATCGGGCTCGCCTACGGCGTAGTCCACAGTCTGTGGGCGGTGCTGCTGGCGTTTGTCATCCTTGCTTGGTGGCAAGAACGGAAGCTGGTTTCCGACGAGAGCGACGAAGGGGCTTGACCGGTATATCGAGAGCGCGGGTATTGGAGTTCGCGGAATCGGACCGCGAGCAGCGTCGGGCTATCCTCGACCACACCGACGCTCTCGAGGGTCACGCTCGCGCGATCGAGGACCTGACCAAGGCGCTCGAGTGCCAGGCGCTGGAAGGGCAAGCGTGGCGGCAGCGGGTACAGAGGCTGGAGCTGTGGGCCGCGGCATTCGAGCGGGTTGGGCTGGCACGGCGCCTGAAGTGGTTGTTCCTGGGCAGGTGACTGAGGGCTTGACAAGTACCTTGCGGTTGCGGGACACTTTCCGCTGATGACCTCCACGGAGGGCGTCGGCAACGCGCCCAGCGGGAACACCAGCTATGTGACTGTCGAGCACGACGGCTGGACAGCCGACAGCAACCGGCTGACCGAGGATCAGGTGCGCACCGCGCTCGAGGCGCCTTCCGCGAAGGACGAAGCTGCTGCGGCTGCCGCGAAGCTGGGTCAGTTGGGTGGGAAGGCAGCAGCCGAGGCGCGCAAGGCGAAACCCGTCAAGGCCGACAAGGACGAGTCCGACGCCAAGCAGGACGCCGAGGGCCAGGCCGCGGCACCCGAAAGCGAGAAGCCCGCGAAGCCAGAGTCCGAGGACGAGAAGGCAGTCGCGATCGAGAAGCGCAAGCGTGATGCCCGTGAGCGCGTGCTCCAAGCCACGCGCGAGGCGGCCGAACTCAAGCGCATGCTCCGCGAGCGTGATGCTGAGATCGAGCGGCTGAGGACTGCCACTCGAGAGCCGGCCAAGGATACGCCCACAGCGGCAGACGATGCTGACGATGAGCCCACGGTCAAAGCGTACGACGCTGCGGGCAAGGACTTTCAGACGTTCCTGAAGGACCACACCAATTGGGCGGTGCGGAAGGCGCTCGAGAAAGCCGAGGCTGAACGCTCTGTCCGAGATCGTCAGCGAAGTTTCCAGGGCGAGATGCAGAAGCATTTCGAAAGCTTCGAGAAGCAGATGTCGGAAGCCGGAGGCGCCGCTTTCCTGGAGGAGCTGGCGCCCGAGTTGCAGGACCTCGAGCCGTCCGTCTTCGCGTTGGCGGGTGGCCGTATCCCGAACGCGGCGAACGCACTCGCGGACGAGTGTCTACGCTCAGCCGATGCGCCTCGGCTGATGCGCTTCTTGTCGGCGCACCCGGACGTAATCCAGCGCCTCTCCACGCTGAGCCCTCGTGAGTTCGAGAGGGAGATGGGGAAGATCGAGAGCAAGTTGGAGGACGCCGCCACTGCTGGCAACCCGGCGCCCAAGCTCTCGAGCCAAGCACCGCGTCCCGCGCGGCCAGTCGCGGGAACGACGGCGGCAGTCGATGCGGAGCCCGATCCCCGCGCGTCTTCGTACGAGGAGCATGCCTCGTACTACAACGCGCTGGAACGCAGGAGACGGCGCTCGGCATAGATTCCGGGCCTGACGACGGGCCCAGTGGTGGGACATGGCGAACACCTTCCAGGATCCGCTCTGGTACCTCAAGGAGGTCGGGCGGGGGTACGAGAACTCGCTGACGTTCATTGCGCACGTGAAGCGCATCGCCTCGAGCGAGTACAAG